CTTAATTAATATGATTATATATTTTATTTGAAATTTTAAAATTTTGAGTAATGTGTATATTTCTAGTTATTTAGGCTACCATTATATTAGGAAGTATTTGCGTTTTATAGTTATATTATATGTTTATATTATGTATTTGTATTTGTATTGTTAGATTTGTACTATAAAACCGGCGGATTGTATTTTAGATTCACGAAGAGATTAAAGTGAATTTGTATTTTAGAGTTTACAATTTTGTTATCATTTTTTCTTGTTTATACTATGGATTGTTCCTTAATTAAACAAAATAATGAGGTGCGACAATTACAGACTGCACCACTTAGCTCTCATGTTGACCCAAGACATATTTCGTCAGCCCATGCTGACAAACCTTGTTTTCAATTGACCCCTATGAATGACATCATTTCAACCCAAAACAGGTCCCTCCTCCCTATTACAAAATTGGAGATCACCCTAGCAAATATGATGAAGTCCCTTAATGAATCCCAGAACGAACGAGACGAACGCGTCGTCAAAACCCCAGATGTACTTTTGAATTTCAGATTCGATCCCGTTTTTGGAAATCATTTGTCTGCATCGGTTCGCTCATTTTTAACACAGAAACCTTCAACGAATGAAATCAAAATGATTGATATGTTGGAGAAATTTCCTTTTGAGAATGGACGAATTTTCACACGTTCCGCCACCCCTGTCTACAGGCGGATTGTATTACTAGCCCACAACTACAATAAATTCATGTCGCATATATATGCGTACTCGATGTACAACGGAAAATCAGAAGAAGATCTGATTGTCCTCCAAATTTTTCGAACAGCGCTCAAGATTATGTATCTTGCAGAACAATCTAAGCGCCCTAAGAGAGATGACGAAGCTGCAAAGCTTCGTAAAAAGAGGAGAGATGAACTTTTTCTGAAACGATCAAAACACGCTGAAAGTGTAGGTCGTGCTACCCTAGAAAGGGAGTACAATCGTCCACATAAGCGTTTGTATAATATTACTGTAAATACCAAAGGAGAAGTTGTATTTTTAAGAGCTTCTTGTCGTGAAGATAAGATTCCCAAATTTTCTCCTATTTGTAAATTGCCCCCGAAAGTTGAGGTTGTCCCTAAAGGCTGTGTTTCTGTGCCGAGTGGAATCAAAACAAATAACACTCCACAGAAATCAACTATGTCTGCCGAAGTCCCGGAATTTATTCCGAGACCTATTTGGCCTATTGTACATAAAACCATAGTTCCCAAGCAGCCCTCACTTAGTTACACCCTCCTTTTACAAATTTTCCCCAACGAAGACCCTGAGACAATAAAGAAAGTTATTGCATACCATGAGAACAAGTTGGTTGTGCCCCTAGGAGAAGGAGATAGAAATATCTTTTCTAAGGCGTATCAATTAGCTCTTTCTTATTACACAGGCAGTAGAGATTTTATTAAGAAGAAGATGTCTGAATCACTGTCTAAATCTTTCTTTGATGTTGTTAAAGGAGCGTTCGCAGAATGGATAGGCAACTCGAACCTATTAGAACGAATTTTTGACCTTGTGGTGACTACTTATTGTTGTTACTACGCAGAAGGTAAACTTTTACGCATGTTCATTCTGCTTTTGTATATAAAAACTATCGACCCCCATGTGTTGACTCGAGTTCAATCTCATATCTCAGCTATTGTAAATAATTGTATGAAATTAGCTAGGAAGAGTTTGGACGAAGATGAAGCCATGGAAAACATTGGAGGTTTTGCTGATCCACCTGACAATTTGGAAACCCTCACGAGCACCGCTTTCGCTATGCGAGATACCTTGTTTGGATTTTTAGGTTGGCCGGTTAATATGATTGGAAGAGACAATTTGAATACTTTAAATAGTATGAATAAACTCCAACGAGGAGCACTCTCTGCTCGTAAGATTGTTGAGTATCTCTTTGATTGTGTCTCTTGGGTAGCAGACGCTCTGTATCACTCCTTAACTGGAGATAGATTAAGAGTGGATGTTGTTCAAGAGAGATATGAGAAGATGGAACGCTGGGTTAACACTGTTAACAGTTTAGTTATCTCAGATATTCAACAAAGAATTATTAGTGGAGATGTCACTATGCAAACCATGGATGCTCTTTTTATTGAAGGTAATGCTCTTTACATGGAGTTCTTTAAGGATAAGGTTTCGACCCAACTCCCCTTTTTTACTAAAGCGCTGCAGACTTTTCAAGCGGCGTATGAAACATTGAAGAAATTTAATGTTTTGAAGTACGGAAGGATAGAACCTATTGTGGTTACGTTCATCGGTCCATGGGGACAAGGCAAAACCACATTGATTGACGCATTAGGTGTGGACGTGTGTCAGAGTTTGAATTTGCCTAAATATACGGCAGCGCACAAATACATTTGGCAGCCCACGGAATTTCATGATGGTTACAACAGCCAACCTTTCATCGTTTTTGAAGATTTTAACAAAAGCATAGATCCACAGAGAGTGGCCCAAGAGGAATCAGAGTTTATGACTTTGACTACTCAAGATTTGGCTTTTATTAATAAAGCCAACCTCTCTGGTAAGGAGAATTGTATCCCTAATTCTCCTTTTGTTTTTGTTACTTCAAACATGCAAGGTTATGGAGGTAATACCCAAATGAAAGATCCTTCAGCTCTGGTTAGTAGGTTTGGACTCATTCTTGAGGTCACTTTAGAAAAGGGTCCTTATATTGACGAACACGGAGTTAAACACCCTGCCTTAGACACTGATGTCTCTACTTCGAGAGTTAGGTGTTTGGATGTAGACACCGAACGTTACTCATTTAGAGTCGCCGTTGCCGATTACAACCTTGAATCTAACAGTGGAGGCAAGAAATCTAAGAAGGCTCACACGATAGGCTTCAGATCCACTAAGAGGAAGATGAAGTACCCAGATTTGGTCAACTATTTAGTCGAGAAATACAAAAAGAGATTTTCTGATCAAGAAACAACTCTGGGTAAACTCATCAAAAGTGGGAAAGAAGGACATGCGAGACGATGTCGATTAAAAGAAGAAGAAGCTGTTCCTGATCTTTATCGTAAGGTTGATTTTTCAACTCATGTGGCAACACCCTCGTTGCCGGAGAGATATGAAGAAATAATCAGTATAATCAAAGATGTTGAAGCTCCTTCCTTACACACCGTTTCAGTTTACTATGCCGCGTTGGAGACACATTACCAGGATCTGATTCCTATTTGGACTGATAACTACACTCCAAAGAGTTCTCAAGATTTGTCAACAAGTTTGATGGTTTACATGGCTAAAACTTTTATGCCCACTAAATATTTTCTCTCAGCTCGAGAGAAGATTAGGACTAGTTTGGCTATCACGATTGCTACTTTTCTTAAAGACAAAGGACTTGTGAATCCTGATAACTCGGAGCTTATCCCCACTATTTCAGAAATTTTGGATAACAACACCCTCCAACCTAAATCTTCTCTGTTTACTTTGACTTGTGTCCGAGATTTTCATCTTTCTAGACAATTCAATATGGATTACCAATCTTTTAGAGATTGGGTCGCCAATAGATACTCTAAAGAGAAAATCATAGGATACACGTTTCTTGTAGGAATTGGGTTAGCCTTAGGAACATTTGGTGTTAGAAAGTTTATTCTTTCGAACATTGTTCCCAAAGGTGGCCCCAAAGAATACGATAGAAATGCTCGTCTTTTGAAACATAAGAAGCCTGATGGTAAACCCCCCGCGAAGCCCACAGAGATTCTCGCCCTAACTGGTTCAGCAAATGCACTGTCAAACTTTGCAGCTCATAAACTGTCCAAGAATCATTTCATTTTATCTTACACAGACCGTATTGGATTTCAACACAGAATGAAATGCTTTTTCATAAATGGTTTACACTTCACCACCACAGCTCATCAATTTGTTGCTATGAGAGATGCAGCTAAGGTTTATTTTGGATCTACAGAGATTAAGCAGAGCTGGATAACTGCTCGAAGATTCTCTAACAAAGATTTAGTTATTGCTAAATTCTCTGTGGAGTCCAAATTACAACCTAGGAAGAATATCCTCAGTTGGTTTTACGACAAGGAAGACTTCCCATTTGGAGCGAAGGAATCATATTGGATTAATTATGAGAACGGAGTACCCATTGCTTGCAAAGTCCCCGTTGTCCTTGACCACTCGGATGTGCGATACAAATCCTTGGATGTGGTGTATACAAACGATGTTCATTATCGTATTGATTACCCCGCAGCCGCAGGAGATTGTGGAACATATCTTTTTGTGGAAATAGACAATGTTTGGAAGATTATTGGAATTTTGGTCGCAGGTTCATCTACTCAGACGTATTTTACATCTGTTAATGAAACCATGTTAAGCAAATTGGAAAATGATTTTCCTTTTGACGTGGAAAGCAAGAGTGCTGGTTATGACTTTGGCTTGGATTTCTTGAACAAAGAAGGCTTGGAGGTTAGAGAGCCTGTTCTTACCCCTCCCAAGTACAATTATATTGGTCATTTGACCACCAAGGCCTTTATTGGTCATGGTAAAGAGTATAAAGACTCTTTGTTCAAGGAAGACAAAGTTATTGGAGTAGCCCCGACTCATGTTAATCCTGTTGTGGATATGAATGGCGAAAAGGTTTATCCCTTAGAGAGACTTTTGAAGAGGAAATACCATTGCGAGAAAACATCCTACGTCCATTTGAATGAGTTCAATAAGATTCGAGAGTTATCCCGTAGTGGCTATGCACTTCCGATTAAGAAATGCTATCGCCCTATCCTAACAGTTCAAGAAGCTGCTAACACGATTGTGTGTTACCATGGTTCTTTACCAGCCCTAAACTTCAAGACTTCTGAATCCTTTTTTGTGAAGCGCACCGCAACTGATGTCTTATCAAATGCGAGAGGCAAGAACAAACATTTCAGAATTGAAGCTGATGGTTCTAGAACCCCCATTCCCTCTTTTATTGAGCTTTGTGACGATGAGCTCCGTTATTTACGGAACACCGATCAACCCCGTGCTATAGTCACAGCCCATTTGAAAGCGGATGAAAAGAGACCTGTCCTAACTGACAAGTTAGAGGCTGCAGCCCAGTGGGGTATGTCTTATGACGACCCCAACGTGCCAATGATCAAGATTCCCCGTGCTATTTTTAATTACGGGTTTCAAACCCTTGTCAATGGAAGAAGATTATTAGCCGACTGGCTTGTGGCTTGTCTCAAAGCTCCCAATAGTAGTGTTGGTATCAACCATGCTACTCAAGAATGGAGTTCTCTGGCTCATGATGTACACTTAGACGATGATAAGTGGTGCAAGTTTGCGATTGATGTCACTAGCAATGATATCAAACAATGTGCCCAAATCGAAGATGCATATATCAATGAAGTCACTACGTTTTATCAGAAGCTCGGTGCTCCTCCGGACCACCTTGAGTTAATTCAGAAGTATCTCCATTCTATTACCTGGCCCTATCTCTTATTGCTATCTGAAGTGTGTGTTCCAGATGCAGGAAATCTTTCTGGACGTTTAGACACCACGTGTCTCAATATCTTTTCTTTGTCCAATACTTACAAGCACGCTCTTTGGAAGTGCCATGTGGAATTAGCCAACACCGAATTTGAAGCAGGTGAGTTTTATTCCGAGACAACTAAACATCATTACCCAACTGCGGTGAAACATGAAAGTCTTTTAACTCTTCAAGAGTTTTTGGATCATGTAGTAATCAAAATGTTTGGCGATGATGGTCTCGGAGCGATTCATCACTCTGTTTTTGTTCCTACGGCTTATTTTGCCCATATGGTCACTTATATCACAGGATACACTGTGACGGGTGCTTCTAAGAACGACCGACCTTGTGGTTGTGGAACCAAAGGTTGTTTGTGGTTAGCTGACCAAGAACCTTCTGACTTAACCTTTCTTAAGAGAGGATTTGTTCTAGAAGGAACTAGGTACAAAGCTCCATTGAACAAAGATTCGATTTGGGGTATGTTGTATTACATTTCCCAGAAAGAAGATCCGACCATTGGATCATATACCAACGCAAGACTTGCCCTTTGGGAAGCTTTCTTCCACGGTGAAGAGTTTTTCCGAGAAATCTCCGACTTTTTGAAAAGAAGGTGTGACGAGGAACAACTCCCCGATAAGTTTTGCCACCGATACTCTCTTTATACCAGTTACTGGATGAGAGATCAAGCCTATTTTGAATTTCCTCCTTTGGAAGAAGGAGAAGTGTCTTCTGACTTTATAGTCGCTAAAGGAGACAGTCCTACATCTTCCACCATTCAAACAACAACTATGGAATCCCCATCAGAACGAAAATCCGGTTCGGAAAACCGATACACAGAACTTTCCACATTTTTTGGCGATGTCGCCTCCAAAGCAAAAACCATTATCTTGGACGAACGAGAATTCCTTGTATTGAATTCTGATATTAGAACGCTTTTTAGGATGGCGGCAGCGGAATTGAGTCCTACTCAGAACCACCATTTTTTTCTTTTCAATCTCTCACGAGTTATTTTAGAGGAATCCACTGACACCAGAATTCTCCCCGCTTTTGTTCTGTCCAATCGCTTGTTTTCAGAGTTCTACAATGATCAAGCTCAAGTTGAGACAGGTTGGTTGTATCAGGTCAAACCCAGTTATTACCAACCCTTGACAGCTCACATGGATGATGAAGACAGGCTTAGGGAGGGAGCTTTAGGTCAAGCTTGTGGAGTTACTATGAAAGGAGGTTACTTGTGTTTTGAGAAGAAATATTATGATTTGAAAAACTTCAACTGGGTTAATGCTTATGCTGTCGCTTGTTGTTACATAGATCTCTCTAGGTCGAAAGTGGATGCCTCAGAAGTTAAGAAGCTTAAATCAGTTTTAAACAACACAAAAGCTGCCCCTCGAAAACCTATCCAGGTTGATGACTCGGATATTACCTTGATCAAGGCTGACACTACTAAGTTAGCCAAGTTAAGGAAAACCGTTTATGAAAACTGGAATAAGGTCGCGAACAAAGTCAGAGTCCCTGTAGTTGGTGATTTGTTGAAACGAACCCTTTTGAAGCTTGAAGGAATAGGAGTCCCAGAATACAAGAGACAAGAAATGGTTGAGAACGCTCGAAAGAATCCTGAGGCATGGTACAAAACCATGTACAGACTCATCAAGGCCGCTTTAGTGGCTCCATTCTATCTCATCATCCACGTTGGTCAAGTTGGTTCCAATCGTCTGCTTGCTTCAGACACCGCATTAGGACAAACATTGAATCTTGTTTCTATGGTTGTTCAATACATTGGAATCGGCTTTTTCGCTGTTGGATTGTTGGAGATAGGTATGGAACTAGTCGCTTGTTGGATGGCAGCTTTGACTCCTGTTCTTTACATGTACTCTTGGGTTCTTGTTATTCCTTCTCTAGCGGTTATTATTACCTATTTGATCAATGTTCTTGGCTATGCTCTCCCAGATTGTCTTTTGTACAAGAAACCAGATTTCAAGACTTACATTATTCAAAGGGACAAGTCAGAAGAAGGATCTCCTGGCGACGAAGTCGCGCAGGACCAATGAAGGAATCTTACCGGGTTTGTCCACCTTCCCATCAAAAACGTGGAACTTTATGGGTTTGCCGACCTTCGCCCAGAAAACGTCGGAACTTATAGGTTGGTGACTTTCCTTAAAAGTTACAATCTTTTGTACCATTATGTCTTCTCGAAAACATACTACAAAGGGTCGAGCCCCTATCACAGAAAGCTCATCCGTAAAAGAAGAGGAATCAGTTTCCAATTCTCGAATTGTATCCAAAACACTTTCCACTGTCGCAGATGTTGGTTCAATGTTGACAGTTGTACCTTATATTGGGGAAGTGGCTTCTGTTGCCTCGCCTGTCTTGAAATCCGTTTCCAAATTCGCGGAAACAATGGGTTTTGACAAACCGGTGTCGCACAGTTCTCCCGAGTATAGGAAACTAATAACCTCAGATTGTTTGGCTTGGTGCGAAGGAGGAGAAGTGACGAGACGATTGGCTATAAGTCCTGAGACTCAAGTTTCTCATGATTTCACTGACGTGGATCTGAAAGATTACTGTAAATTCGACAACTATAAGCTTTTGCCGGCTTTAGTTCACAGATTTACTGTTGACACAGATGATTCAGTTGGTGATATTTTGACGGAACTTCCAGTCTGTCCTTGGTATGCCAATACCGCTGTAATTGGGTCGAATATTGTCGCCAATTTCAATTTTTCGAATATGCTCTCATCAAGATTCATGTATTGGCGTGGATCTATGAAATATTACTTTGTTTTTGTGACACAAGCTTTTGTTTCAGCTAGAATTCGAATCACTTTCTTCCCTTCAGTTCACCACTCAGACCCTAACCCGTCTACCCTCGCTGGAAACTATTACTCTCAGATAGTTGATATCGTTGGTACGACGACTCACGCTGTTTCTATTCCGTACTTGAAAGATGTGAAATATATGATGACACAATCTCCATTGTTGTCCAGATTAGCGTTGAGTACGAGTGTGAACGCAAACACCTTGACACACAATTGTGTCATGGGAAAACTCGTTATTTCAGTGGTCAATCCTCCAGCTGCCCCCTCAGCTGTTCCGTACATAGACACTTTTGTTTATTCATCTTGTGGTGAAGACATGGTGTTTCATGTTCCAACATCTTTGATGGGAGGTAATTGGTTGATCGAATATCCCGATGCTTTAGAAGAAAAGAAACCTACGGTTAGACCACTGGGTGATGTTGTTGACCCTCTTTGCCCCCGAATCGTTTTCGAGAACGTATTCAGCCCTATTGCCGATGCCAAGGTAGTTACAGAACACAGAATCAATTTTGGCGATTATATCAATGATTGGCGAACTTACTTTCATCGATACAGACCTTCATTTTGGAACTATAATTTGAGTTCAAAATTAGCCATTAGACAGACGTTTTCCTCTACAGCTACTGACGCCTCCTTTAGAATGAACCAAGGTGACTATTTGATCAATGACACAGTCCTTTCTAGTAACACTTCTTGGAATTGCTGTTTGGACCTTCAACAGTTCAATACATCATTCCAGTTTAGAAGAGGATCTAGACGTTATGCGATCAATTTTGTTCCTGCCTCCGCTAATGAAGATTCTGTTGCATCCTTTTATTGGGAGAGACAGATTAACCTTCCTTGGTTTGGAAGTTTGGACTTAACTAATCAGCGCGAAGACGCGACTTGGTTTTCGGGAGGTTCAGGAGTCGTGGCTCAATCTGTTAGAGATCGACCCTTTGTTGAAGTCGAAATTCCTTTCTACAGTGCGGTGAATACTTTTTGTGAATCTTTATTCCTTCGGGATGTTGAAGAAATTCCAGAAGCTATTCTTCGTATTAGAGGAAGTGCAGCCCCTACGTCCAATTGGCTTGTTAACAATGCCATTGGAGATGATTTCAACTGGTTCTATCCTAAGTGTCCTATGATGAACTCTTATTCCCCTGTTCCTGTTGTTCCAGCGGAAGAGATAAAAGCCAAAGGAGATGAAGATGGAGATATGCTCTCAGGGATCAATAATCCACCTGTTGGAGAAAAGCAAGAGTTGACGACTTTACATGACATTACTGAAAACGACACTTGCGAAGAAACAGCTATGAGATCCGAGATGACTTTACCTGCTTCATATGAGAAAGCTGAGATTTCGAACATTGTTGGACGATGGTATCAATATACTTACATGTGGGATTCCTCTCAAGGAATTAACCACAAATTGTTTGTTTTTGATTTTCCGAACGACTTGTTCGCAACTCAACCTTTCATCACTGAAAAGATTAACAACTTTCAGTGGATCCGTTGTCGGTTTAGATTATCTATCCGAGTCAACGCGACTAAAATGCATGCAGGGATGTTGTTAGTCTCTTGGATACCTCATTATGCTGTTAGAGACCTGAATAGAGGTACAGGACGTTACATGAAATCCAAATCTGGACATGAATTTTTGGATGTTTTTAATGCCTCTATGAATCCCCACAAACTCATCGACGCTGGTAATAACACTTCCGTTGAGATTGATATGCCGTTCGCCACTCCGGCAGAGTTTATGAATGTGGCCCATTTAGCTGATGCCGCCGAACGAGGTTGGTTTGGACATGTGGAAGCACAAGTCCTTTCTCCCCTTCGGAATTTAGAGGGAACAGCGACTTCTATCTATGTGACCGTTGGAGTTCAGATGTTTGACGTCGAATTACAAGGTCCTACTGTTTCCTTATAAATACAGCGCCCGGATCCGGGGTAAATCCGATACTTTTTCCATCTATTTCTTATAAAGTGGTAGCACGTATTTCCTGCCGCTTCACCTTTTCTTGGTTGTCAAGGGTGCCCGAAAGGGTACCCAGACCGTTAGGAGAGGGTGCTTTATATTGAAATGGGAC